AAAAAAGGGACACCGCGAAAAGCACTCTCAGCCCCAGAGTAGAAAGCAAACAGAATATCTTCAGTCATAGGACCGACACTCTGAAAGGATTTCAACACTGGGGTTAATTCCCCATGGAGAGAACTAAGTAATAATTTATATGCACCTAAAAAGGTGTGTAAATGTGGCGAGGAAAAACTCATCATCGTTAAGACAAAGCATTTGGACACATAAGCATCAAGAGTGTCAGCTTTATCATTAGTGTAAATGAATGAATTGGCGAGTTTTTCAATATCATAAGAAGGTATATAAATACCGCGATATTCGGTAAAGACAAAACCTAAAAACTCCATAGAAGTCACAGGAAAGTCTAAACCACCACGAAGGAATTTAAGCTTCATTCCAAAGCGTTTAAAAAATGATCTGAGGAAACCATCCTCTTCATCGAACCCATGAAGAACATAATCGAATTCTTCGTCAACAGCAAACACACTATCGTCACCGAACAAATAACAAATTTGTTCAGCAAGAAGTTCGAAGGGTGGGAGAACACCCATTTTGTTGTAGTAAGCCTCAGATAAAAACATGGCAGCTAAAATAACATGCATGAGAATGTTGTCACGGGTGGTAGTGCCACTGCCAGAAGCATTACCATAATTTTTAAGAACAACATCTCCATCCCATAGCACACAGAAAAAGGCTATGGTGTTTTTGATCATCCACTCGAACTCCTTTTGCAATTCAGGAGGTATTCGAGAAACTTTGCGAATCCAATCATACAGATCTGCCATTAGGGGGATAAACTTATCCCAACCTGACACATCATAGTAAAATCGAATAGGCTTTGACAAAAGCTTTCGGGCCATCCGGTTAACACCACCTAAAAATGGGTTAAAACCATACGCTGACCATTTATAATTCATTAGCTTAAGAGATGATCTTTTACCAAATTTAATTTGGGACCTAACGTGGTGGAATTCTGAGATAAAAAACAAACGTATTTTTTGTTCCATAATATCAACCACTTCTTTAGGTTCTTTTTTATTGGCCACTGTCGTCAAAGGAACAGTTAGCTCTGGTTTTAAATTAGAGAGAGAAACTTGGAAACCAGGATCCATTATAAGTTCTCCTTTGGTGTTTATACCATAAGACGTGGCGGTGTAACCACCGCTCTTACTCCAATCGATATAACTCGCCGTCTCTTCAGAAGTTGCTACACAATCATCAAAGATCTGTTTATATTCAGAATCTAAGAAATCGATTGCGTGTTTCCATGCAATAGTAGATCTAAAATCACTAAACGTGGCTCCATCAAAACTTGAAATTGTCTTATTAACATTTTCAAGGCTTGGTTCAACCATCGCGTACTTCTTTCCGGCTATATCTGAAATAAGGTCAGCGTACATCCCCAAACGGTTCGAATGTAAACTTCGAACCCGATGATATGGTACGTCTTTTGGCTTAAGATTCATTCGCTTGGGCAAACGCCCTACATAATGTAGGGTCTTATATTCCCTTTGAGGCGGCTTTCGAGAATCCCAAAACACCTCACCCCTCCACTTTATGGACGGAGGGGGGACCGCCCGTTCATCTAGAAAAAATGAACAGCGTGGTTATTACCACCGTTTCTGTTTGGACCATCAGTTCTTGTATGCAAACCGACAGCTACTTCACGTTCACTATCCCACAGGAACGCGCCACAGACTAAATTCTCTGTATCGGCGCTGTGTACAATATAGTTCCCATCAAGGTGGGCATTCGTGCTACAAGTGAAGTTGGACATCCCTTCTGGTTGACGTCCCATTAAAGTTAAAACTTGTACACTACTACCGGCTCCAAATGCACCAATAGCAATTGCTGCTCCTTGGACTTGAAAACTGTCACCAGGGGCAGAGAAAATGGTATCAGAGCCATTTTCCTTGAAGACCGTCCAATTTTTAGTAAAAATCGGAACGTTCTTGTTAGAAGCATCTTTAATATAAACATCTTCAAGTAACTGATGTTTATTGATGAAAAATGATGTTTTACCATCATATTTTCCTTTCAGCATACATCCAAAAAATTTATCTGGATGATCACTTCTAGGATTGTAAAGCGTTATCAACGCTTCATGTTGTTTTGCAGTACACAACAATCGACGATACTTCGATGTTGCTTCGGATTTGCCCTGCGGTTTATCCTTAACTGCTGCTTCACGAGCTTTATCAGCTTGAGAAGTAATAAATTTGGCGTGACAGTCAGAACAACGAGCATGTTGTCCAAAAACAGACTTATCACAATCACTACATTTCTTTAGCGCCTTAGGCGCTGGGGCACTTGGTTTGTCCCCTTGTACTTGTGGTTCCTTAGCTTTCTTCTCATTAAGAGCTTTATGAAAGCATGCAGGACAAGTAGTGAATTTCTTACTCTTAAATTCTTTAGCACACTTATCACAGGAGCGTAACTTATTTGCTCCAACAAAACTTTTAAAGTCTTGTCCAGGCTTAGGAACCTTCTTCCCACTCCTAGAAGCTGGTGCGGGGAGAGCTTCTTGTTCAGCCCCTTCCCATTTATAAAATTTAGTAAACTCATGTGCAATTTTACCAAGTTTAGTAAGAAGTTGAGAATACTGAGCTTTATTAGCAATAGCATTCCCTGAACCACGACCATAAGCCGAGGCTATTTCATCAAGAGCGTCTTCCAAACGGTTTCGTTGATCCATAAGATCACCCCACCTGATCTGGCGCTCTGTGGTCCAAAAACGTGGATCACTAGCAAAACGATATTCAAGCTCCTCACGCTCACTATCTTCATAGGTATTACGTAACCACTGCTTGAATTTAGCTAGATTTTTATCATCTTCGACTTTTTGGTTTTGTTGCTGATTTTCACGAATACGATCGCCACGCGTTTTATTGCGTTGTTTTTGCCGACCTTCATCTTCAGCTTCTGTGGATTTTTTCTTGTTCTTACAATCCTTACAGACAGAAAATTTGGGTTTTTT